GATTCTTTTAGTGCAAGACCATCTATGATCTCATCTGCTTCATCACCTATAGTTACCGCACCTGCATCATTTGTTGCTGCTGCTGTCCATGTAGATGGAAAGTTAAAATCTTCTGCTGTATCGCCCCATCTAACTTTGTTAGGTAAATTTGTACCACTTTCTGTAAGATTCAGAGCCATAAGGTAATTACCAAATGCCTTGATAGTCTTACAAGTCGTGTTAGAGGGCCAGTTTGGTAAATCGCTAAATGCACTTGCACCTGTCGTAGCTAATGCTTGTGGGTCATCTATACCATTACAAAGTATCGGTAGACCATTGTATATCGTTCCTGTCCAGTTACCGACTGTAGCCAAGTTTGTAGAATAATCACCACCTGATGCTCTTGTAAAATCAGTATGTGTCGATGTACCACTTAATCTGTAAATCTTTGCAGTACCTGCATAGAACCAAAATGAGTTTACATCGTAGGACCAATTTATTACAAAGTATGGAGCAACTGTTGGTGTTCCAAATACTTGGTCATGCCCTTGTATCTTTTTTGCAGCACTATCAGCAAACCTAACATTAGATGCTTCTGAGTAAAACTCAAAAGGTATAATTGTATTGTTTACATCTTTTATAAGACCTTTTGGTGGGGGTGCTTGAAATACAGGCATTTATACAGTCCTTTTCCACATATATACTACGATATATGGTTGTAAGTTGTTGTGGGCAGAACCACTACCAGTAGAATCAACAGTTCTGCTTACAGTTCTTTCGCTTGTATCATCACCAACAGCTATTTTTGTTGAACTGCTATGATGATGCAATCCATTAGAGTTGTCTCCTGTATGTTGTCCAGTATAAGCATGATTATGAGATGGCAATTCAGAGGTGGTTAATGTATGTGTTTTTGCACCACCAGTTTCTTCTGCTGCATCGAAGTCTGTGTCAGTAGAATCTATACCTACCATAACACGACCTGCACCAAATGCTACCCATGTTCCAAAACCGAGTAGTGTTCCAGGATTAGTTGCAACTGCTGCATTTATATATATCGAACCTACAGGATATACTGCTTGTAATGTTGTAGCTGTATCAGAACCAATAGTTACTGTTCCTGTAAATGTTGCATTTCTAACACCTGTAAAATCTTTATTAGAATCTACAGTTAATGCTTTCGATGCTTCTGCTGTGCCAAGTGTTGCAACATCAACATAGTTAAGTTCTGTGGTGTTTGCTGTAACACCATCTAGTAAATTTAATTCTGTGTGTGTCGATGTGACTGCATTGCTCAAGTTGGGGAATGTAGCTTTGACTGTTGATTTGATAAGTCTTAAATGGTCATCACCCTCTGATACAGCATCTGTAGCTGTAGGATTTGAGCTGTTTAAACTATCTATATATGTTCCTGTTTCTAATCCCATTTGTTACTCCTTCGGATACTTGTCTTTGACTGCTTTAATTGTTGTTTTCCAACCATCTATTCCATTGTGATAGATATCATCTAGCTGATCTTCTATGCTTGGATACTCTTGTTTTCTTTTTTCTTTATATTCATTTTCTGCTATCTTCGCATTTACTAAAGATTCATTAATTGTTACTTCATTTCCATCTTTATCTGTGCAAGTTTTGTCGTTAATAGTAACGACACTCGAATAAATTTCTCTTACTGCATCACTCCAATTCATTATCTTACCTCAAATAGTGTTAGCATGACTCTTACAGTAGCTTCATTAAAATGTCCTGTGCCTGTAGTAACTTTATAAAATGGTGCATAAGTTAATGATGATGTACTGCTCGGACTGTCCAAAAAACTTGCACTCCATGAGCTTTTGAAACTATTTGTACCACTTGTGTTTTGTATTATTGCATGAACTACATCACTACCTGTGCCTATAATAGACCCATCTCTGTGCCAAGCCATCAAAATAGCAGCTCCATTTGTAGAGTGATGACAGTTGCCACCATTAAGTATCATTAAAACTTTACTCGATGTTGATGATGGTGTAATACTAGCAGTCAAGTTTGATGTCGTATACCCTGTGCTTGTTGTGTTCTGTGTCGTTGCAATTTCTGATTGAACGACCTGTAATATCGTTCCTGTAGTAGAATTAGTTAATATGTTTCCAGATTCTGCTGGGATTACAAGAGTATTTGTTCCTGCTGCAGCAGGTACATCAACTGTTACTTGTCCTGAGCTTGATCCTTTAATTACTAATGCCATTAATCTGCTTCCTCTATTGTGTTACCTGCTTTTACCCATTCTTGTATAGCTTGGTAGTGTGTGTTCTCTGTATCTATTGGAACAATTAAATTTTTGTCATCTATGGTTGCATTGATTGTAATGTTATTACCATGCTCATTTAGAATATATTTTGCTGATGTAACTATCATAATTCAGACTCTGCTGTTGTGCCACTTCCAATATTAGCTGAGTTATCTCCTGTCCTAAAGATACCATAACCATCTGCTGTTAAAAATGTATCACCATCTTTTGCTCCACTTACAAAAGAAATTGTTGGTGTTGCTCTCATAGTTTGTTTGAAATACCAAAATACTTTTTTACTACCACTTCCACCTGAACTTCCCTCGAGTGCTGCTAAAGTTTTTGTAAAGTACCTTTGACATCTAGCTAGATTTGTACCTACATCTTCAAACTGAAAGCTAGGTATACTGTTTACATCAAATGTTCCTACTTCCCATTGAACTCCTGTAATTAAAACTTCATTAGCTGTATTGTCTCCGAGACCTAAGTTTGTTCCTACAAATCTATTTGCATCAACACGACTTGCCCATGTGCTTGGTAATGTGCCTGATGTAAAATCTGTGCCTGAATCAAAAGCCCAAGATATCATTATAGACCTAGCATTTGTGTTAGCTAATGCACCTGATGTATCAGCAGGAAAATTACATACAACTTTTTCCCAAGTATCGGCAGATGAAATAGTTTTTAATACTGCAACATGTCGGTCATTAGTTCTATCCCACAATTCAACAACATAGTTCCCTGTTTTATTACATTTTATCCAATATGCAAGGGTAGATGTTTTAGCATCTGATGTTCCCTTTTCTAGTATCTGTAAATTTTGTCCTTCGTTTTGCATAGACAAATAAAAGTTATCTGCTGCTGCAGGTGATGCATCTGCTGTTGTGCAATCTATTTTGAGAGAAGTTGCAAAGCCAAGACCTGTAGGTGTGTCTGTTGATTGAGTAAATGACCATGTACCAAGATTAATCATGTTAATAAAAAATCTATCTATGTTTATATATTGACCTGATGTTATACCTGTTTGATCTCCTCTTTGTGCAATCCTCATATCACCATTTATAACTATAGGAGTAGCAGTCTTTCTATCTAAAGCTACTGTGTTATCTGATACTGTACCATGTAAAGTTAGTGCCATTATTCACTCTCCAATGCTGTCATTTTAGTTTTTAATGCTGATTCTGTAGACATAGCATCGACATCATTTGTAATATCTCTTAATCTTTGTTTTTCTGCAATTATAGCTGTTGTGTCTGCTGATGTTTCTAATGCTCTTTGGTAAAGAATGTCTTGTTCTTCTAGTAAAGGTTTTCTATCTGCTCTTAATTTTTCTTTTACTATTACTTTTGCTTTTGTTATGTCAGTTACTATTGCCATTTCCACGCATTCCTAAAAGTTCTATCTGTTGGTATTTCTGATTTATCTACAATGTGATAAGTCAATCCTGATGGTACATCTTTGGTTGCTATTTCTTCTATAGTTAGTCCACAGTCAGCAGGTGTTAATATTACTATCGAACCATCTGAGTTTATATATACTATTCTTTTATCCATAATCTACCTTACAACAACTACATTAATTTGGTTTACATCATCAGCAGAACCATCAGTAGTAAAAGCATTTACATATACTTCGTTTGCGTCTTTTGTATAAGCGTTTGCTATTCTGTTTCTATTATCGTCTGATGTATTGTTATCAATAGCAGTTGCTACTCCACAAAAATTATTATCAGGCATAGCTGTTGATAAAACTACTGTATATAGACCTGTTCCTCTGTCTGCAACACTACTAACTCCACCACTTGCTCTAATAGCGACTGTTCCTGTTCCATTGAAGTTTACCCATGCTCTTACTCCATAAGCAGTTACAACTGAACCATAACCTGAATCAAATTGTAAATTACCACTAGCGTCCATTGAAACTTTTGTTGTACCATTAGTTTGTAAATCTATTACCCCACTTGTGTCTGATACAAACTTTAATCCATCACTTGTATCTGCATTTACTTTAACTGTCATAGTATTACTAACCTCTCTCCTGATGGAATTGTTACTGTAACCCCTGAATTAATTGTAAGTGGTCCAACACACATAGCAGATTTGTTGGTAGACAAAGTATAACTTGTTGTAACTATTCTTTCGTTTTCAACAAATACTTGATCCCCACCTGCTCCAGTCGCACCTGCAGCTGCTGCTGCTGCCCATTTTAATCCTGTTGCTTCGCTACTATCTGCTGTAAGCACAAAGTCATTTGTACCAACTCCAAGTGTCGATGGGTTTCCTGAGCCATCCCCTGCTAATAGACTTCCTTTGGTAGACATATCAACAGCAGTAACTGCCGATGTTCCATTACCGATCAATACTCCATTTGCAGTAAGTGATGTCGCACCAGTACCACCACTACCTACAGCAAGGGTAGCCGATAGACCTGCTGCTGTTCCTGATGTGTTCTGATTACCTGCTGAGTTTACACCAGGCAGATCAATATTACCTGTTCCGTCAAAACTTACACCACCAATATTTCGTGCAGTCTCCAAGGCAGTTGCTGTCGAAGCATTACCTGTCAATGCACCTGCAAATCCTGTAGCTGTAAGAAGTCCTGAACTAGAGTTAAATGTTAAATTCGTTCCTGATTTTGGTCCAAGATTACCTGTAGCAGCAGTTGTAAATAATACATTACAAGCTGTGTCTGATGATTCATCAGCAACTGTAACAGTCGTTGCTATTGCTGCCGTGCCACTCGTATCCTGGTTTCCTGATGTATTGACACCAGGTAGGTTTATGTTACCTGTACCATCAAATGATACACCACCAATGTTTCTTGCAGTTTCAAGAGCCGTAGCAGTTGCTGCGTTTCCTGTGCAAGACCCTGATGAGCCACTCGCATTACCTGTAACATTACCAGTCAAAGCTCCTGCGAATGTGCCTGATAGTACATCTGTGTTTGAATTAAATGTAAGTCCACTTGCAGTCTTTGGTCCTAGATCACCTGTAGCTGCTGTAACAAACAATGGAAAGCAAGTCGTATCAGTTGATTCATCTGCTACTGTAATCGTTGTAGGTACAAAACTTGTTGATGCTTTGCCATCTAGTTGTGTTTGTATACCTGATGTTACACCATCTAAATATCCAATCTCTGTAGAGGTTACTGCTGATACTGATACATCGCCACTACCATCTGATACCAATGCTCTCGATGCAGTTAAGTTCTCCATCTTAGAAAATGCTATTGCTGCACTTGCATTAACATCATCGTTTACAATCACACCACTTCCTATAGATGCTGTTCCTGTAACATTTCCTGTACCATCAAAAGACCCTGATGTATAAGTAACATCTCCTGTTAGAGCAATAGTTCTGCCTGTAGCCAAAGCTGTAGCACTTGCAGCAAGAGTTGCAGCAGATGCTGTACCAGTTAAATCTCCTGTAACATTACCTGTAAGGTTTCCTATAAAACCACTACTAGCTGTAATCGTGCTTGATGATGTTACTTTTGTTGCAGTAAGATCAGGCATATTTGCAGCAATATTTGTAAGCGTTACTGCAAAGTTATCGCTTGATTGTACGATAGGAAATAACGCACTACTCGATGGTGTCGTGGTAGTCGATAATTCTGAAATCTTTTTAGTTGCCATCTATTGTACTGTCCAAGTTGTAGAAGGATCTGTTGTATCTTGATAATCAAGTTCTGATATATCTGTCAAATCCTCTTGTTGTATTAATTCGTTGTCTTCTGTAGCTAGTAAGAATAAATTATCTTCAGTCTCTATATATCCTCTAGCTGTTTCAGGTACAGTTGTCCATGTGCTAGAACTTATTGTCTGTACTGTCCATGTGGTCATTAATATAACCCATAGTCAATTCTTGTCGTAGGTGCTACACCTGAGTGTCTATCTCTCTCGTTAGAACTTATAATGTCGTTTTTTGTTCTGTCATAATATGCAGACCATACTTGTATTCTTTTATCATTTTGCAGATAAGGTTCTGCTTCTACTAACGCTCCATAGAGATAAGCATCAGGATGATGTGTAAGCATATCATTAGTTGTGTTTGAATCTGATAAAGCTGTAAAGTGTTTAAAATAAAGTATTTCTATTTGATATGCACTATCTGGTATTGGTCTTAGTTGTATGTTGTTACCAATAATGCTGTATGCTTTCGGTTTACCTTTTGTGCTACCTGCGTGTATTCTATCCATTTGTTCAGGTGTTAGATATTCCAAAGGTGTCTTTGGATCTGTGTTGAGTTGTATGTTACGCATAGCAACATAGTTGTCAGGCAGACTGTAAAACTCAGAGTCTGCTACTGTACTTGCAGTAACTCTTGTCTCCATTCTTCTTATTTTAAAATCTCTTTTATGTCTTGTTTCAGCTAGAACTATAAAATCAGGTATAGAATCAGTTAGATCTGATCTGTTTAGCCAGTCTGCTATAGCTGCTTTGAGTTCTGAATAATTTGATATTGCCATTGTTAATTATTTCCTATTAATTCTTCTTTGCTGTGTGTCTGTCAATTTTTTCTTTGGAAAATTCATTCTTTCCATATCACCAATAATTTTTAAAATAGTCATAGGTGCTATTGCTGAACGAGAAAGTAAACCACTAGGTATAATTAAATTACCTTCATCAAATTCGCCATAATTTCTTGATCGTTTTCTCGATTTAATCCTTGCCATTATATTCGCCTATTTGTTGTTTTAAGATACCTGTACTCAGGACTATTTAATAATTTTCTTACACCCTCTTTATGGTTTTTGTTGAATAAATCAACCCCATATGTCCTTTTCCATTCATAAACTACAGTCATCGGTATACGAGCAGAGAGTCTAAACTCATCTGCTCTGTGATGATCTTCTTGTTGTAGTTTTTTGTTTGAGTCTATAAGGGGTTGTATATCCTCGATGTGTTCTATAGCGAACTCTCCTGTCGGATTATGATAATGAAAGATTTGGTTTTTGCCTATCTTTCTGCTCATTCGCTTAACTCATCTATGTATAAGTTTGCTGTTGAACTTGCAACTATAGCAGCAACTTTCATACCACCATCAATTTTAAAAACTTCTGGATCGTATGCACCTAGTATAGTTGAGCTAGTAGTCGCTGTTGGGT